AAGATGCGCTTGGATTTGACACGGGACAACATGACTAAACTCACCGAGGCCAGTCTTGCAAAGGCTCTGAAAGAGATTCAGCAGATGCTTGAGCAACCCAATGAAACAATAAAGCAAACGCCGACCAAGCTGCTTATTCAACCCGCTGCTTTGGCCGAGCTTGGCCTGACGGTGGACGATGTAAAGAAGATGATCAGGGATAACCAATGAGCGAAAAACGACCCGGTGAACCACTGAATGTTGTTTACACAGTCAAGCTGACGCAAAGCCAACGGGTCAAGCTACTTCAACTGGGTGGACCCAAATGGATCAGAGAACAAATAGAAAAGGCAACAAGGAAACCAAATGGCAACTAAACGCGCTAAGAGACATTCTAAAAACTGCAAATGCAGCCCGGACTCCCCGTTCCTGTGGGCTAACAACCCCCGCCCAAGTATCTTTGCGAGTACACCGTCGTACCGACGAAGCGAGATTGCAACCGCCAGCGTAGAAGCCCAGCGTGCAAAAGGAAACGAGCCCGGTATGTTGTCTAACTTGTCCCGTAAGAGTTCGGAACATTCGCTCGCTACCCGGGACTTCTTTACGTACAGTCGCGCTAAACTGAATGTTTTTACAAAGGAGCCCGTGAATGAGTGAGCTTGCAAGTGACCGTCAGGTGGCGGGGACGCACTACCGAGACATGGGGATACAGCCGTGGGATGTCGTAGATACGTGGCCTCGTGAACAGCAGATTGGCTACTACCGTGGGGGCGCACTGAAGTACCTCATGCGGATGGGCGCTAAAGATCAGAACGCGCAGGAGATTGCCAAGGGGCAGCACTACATGGAGAAGTTACTGGAGGTGCTACGTGGCCCAAACTCCTGAAGCGAAAGTCAAAGCTGCGGTCAAGAAGATTCTTGATGCGCATGAGGTGTACCATTTCTCTCCCGCTGCCAATGGCTATGGGCGCGTCGGTGTGCCCGACATCATCTGTTGCGTGAACGGATACTTTTTGGCTATTGAGTGCAAGGCAGGCAAGGGCAAGACGACGGCACTGCAAGACCGGGAGCTTGTGGCTATCACCAAGGCAGGGGGCTTGTCTGTAGTTATCAACGAGGAGTCTGTAGTCGCGGTGCCCCTTATAGTCGCGGGGCTACGGGATAAGCCATGACCGCAGACATCCGGGGCATCCTCAATGGGGCGGTCCCGGCCCCTACTAAGAAAGAGCAGCAGCTTGCTGCGAAGAGACAGCGTGACCGTAAGCGGTACGCGCTACAAACCAACCAACCTTGGAAAACAAATGCCCCAAATAGTGACAGCGGACTTCGAGACGTTCTACAGTCGGGAGTTCAGCCTGAGCAAGATTGCGACGGAGCATTACGTACGTAGCCCTGAGTTTGAGACGATTGGCCTGAGCCTGAAGTTTGACGATGCACCCGCCGTCTGGTATCCCAAGCCACAAGTAGCCGAGGTGCTGCAAAACATTGACTGGTCCGATAAGTTCATCCTGTGCCAGAACACAGCGTTCGATGCGGCCATCTTTCGGTGGCACTACGACGTAAAGCCAAAGGCGTGGCTGGATACCTTGGGCATGTCCCGCGCCTTGTTCCCCCATGAGAAGTCCCATAGCCTAGCGGAGCAGGCCAAGCGTGCAGATGTCGGCGTCAAAGGCACAGAGGTTGTCAATGCGCTGGGGCTTCGGTATGCAGACTTTGGTACGGACGCCTTGGAGCGGTACGGTGGGTATTGCAAGAACGACGGAGAGCTTACCTACGCGCTGTTCAAGCGCTACATGGGCATGGGGTTTCCACGGCAGGAGTTGGAACTCATTGACCTCACGATAAAGATGTACGTGGACCCCGTGCTGGTGCTGGACAAGCCCCTGCTGAAAGCGCACCTTGATGAGGTTGTTGAGCGCAAGTCGGATTTGCTTGACCGGGTGCGGGACATGATGCTGGCAGACGGCGACCCGGACTACGTTCATGCGGTGTACACCGAGGGGACCATAGGCATTAAGAAACTGCTGATGTCCAACGACAAGTTTGCGGACTTGCTGCGCAGGTTCAACGTTGAGCCGCCCATGAAGCGCAGCCCAGCTACAGGCAAGCAGGCGTATGCGTTTGCAAAGACCGATGAGGAGTTCAAGGCACTGGAGGATCACCCGGACGTTGACGTACAAGGACTCGTTGCCGCACGCCTTGGCAACAAGACAACCATTGAGGAGACTCGCACGCAGCGGTTCCTTGGTATGGCAGACCGAGGGGCCATGCCTATTCCCCTGCGGTACTACGGCGCACACTCAGGGCGTTGGTCAGGGCAAGACTCTGTGAACCTCCAGAATTTACCGGCGCGTGGGGCTAACGCAGGCAAGATTAAGCGGGCTATGAAGGCACCCCCGGGCTACGTTGTCATTGACTGCGACTCCTCGCAGATTGAAGCGCGGGTGCTGGCGTGGCTGGCTGGGCAGCATGACTTGATAGAAGCGTTTGCAAAGAAGCAAGATGTCTACAAGATCATGGCAAGCTCTATCTACGGCATCCTGATTGAGGAAGTCACACGCGCACAGCGACAGGTAGGCAAGACCGTGATTCTTGGGGCGGGCTACGGCGTCGGGCATAAGAAGCTGCGGGCGTTCCTGAAGATGCAAGCCACGGTGGACGTATCCGAGGAAGAGGCCAAGCGCATCGTGGACAAGTACCGCGCTACGTACCCAAACATCCCCCTGTTGTGGAAGCAAGGCGACGCTGCACTGCGGGCGCTGGCTATGGGCAATGCCATGCGGGTGGATGAACCGGGCATCATCAACGTCGTACCGGGCAAGGGGCTTACGCTGCCAAGCGGGTTGTTCATCCAGTACCCTGAGTTGATGCGGGTGGTCATGAAGACCGCAGAGGGCGAGGAGAAGAACCAGTGGCGCTACATGTCCAAGGGCGTTCCGGTGTACATCTACGGCGGCAAGGTTGTGGAGAACTTCTGCCAAGCCGTTGCCCGGTGCGTTGTCGCAGAGCAGATGCTGCGTATAGCCAAGCGCTACAAGGTGGTGCTGACCGTGCATGACGCGGCTGCCATCATCGCCAAAGAATCAGAATCCAAAGAGGCGCAAGCCTATGTCGAGGAGTGCATGTCATGGAATCCAAAGTGGGCAACGGGGTTGCCACTAGCTTGCGAGTCGGGCGTCGGGTATTCTTATGGGGACTGCTAACAAGTACAATCAGTGCCCACTCAACGCAGAAAAAACCTATGGCACTTGCACATTCATATAGCTCTATTAAAGACTACCTTGGATGTCAGCGGAGGTATCACGAGGTTCGCATCCTCAAGCATTTTAAATCGTCACCAACGGAAGCAACGCTCTACGGAGAGCGTGTACACAAAGCCTTTGAACTCTACATCCAAAACGGAACCCCACTTCCAGAAAATCTTAAGCACTACGAGCGTTTCGTGGAGCCTCTCGCCAAAGTTGCAGGTGAACTCAAGTGCGAACTTAAGCTCGGCATTCGCCGGGACTTCTCGCCCTGCGAGTTCTTTGCAAAGGACGTATGGTTCCGGGGTGTCCCAGACTACCTAGCGCTTAACCACGCTAAGGGTATCGCTCGGGTTGGGGATTACAAGACAGGCAAGTCGAGTCGGTTTGCAGATACAGAGCAGCTTGAGCTCATGGCCGCGATGGTAATGTCGCACTACCCCAAGGTTAATATCGTCAAGGGGGCACTGCTGTTCGTCGTTGCGAACGATGTCGTGAAGGCCGAGTACACCCGGGCGCAGCTACCAGAGATTTTCTCCAAGTGGGCGGGCCACGCGAGTATGATTGAGTCCGCGCTTGACGGTGGGGTTTGGAATGCGCGGCCTAGCGGCCTGTGCGGGTTCTGCCCCGTCACTACGTGCGAACACCACAAGTAGGAGTTAGACATGCCCCGCAACTACGCCGAAGAATACAAAAAGTACCAAGGCACCCCGAAGCAACTCGCGGCTCAATCCGAGCGGCATAAGGCGCGGCGGGCTTACGAGAAAACCAACGGCACCCTGCCAGATAATGTGGACGTAGACCACAAGAAGGCCCTATCCAAGGGGGGCTCGTCCAAGGTAGGCAACTTGCAGGCAGCTTCTCGGGCTGCAAATCGAAGTTTTGCCCGTACCAAAGCGGGCGCGATGAAGTCGCAAACGAGCAAACGGGAAGCCGCAAAGTAGGGTAAGATTCCCGCACTAGCGAAGGCTGGTGTTTTTGGTTGCTGTTAGTTCAAGTTGGTTCGCACGGTAGTTCACCCTACCGTGCTTTTTTCGTCTGTGGAAGGAAACCCGTGGAAATAATTGACAACCGGGCCTTGCAGTTTGTGACACGAAAGGCGGACCAGATCACCGCCCTGATACCCAAAAGCAAGGTCATTGCCCGCAAGGGCGACCAAGCAAAGATCATCGTAAATTGGGGGCACAACGAAGCCAAGCTGCTTCGTAACCTTCAGATCAAGGACGTACCGCACCCCATCACGGGCAGGTACAAGTGGCCCGGGGTCTATACCCCGTTTTCGCATCAGCGAGAGACAGCCGCGTTCTTGGCAACGCATCCCAAGTGCCTTGTGCTATCGGAGGCGGGGACAGGCAAAACAAGCGCAGCAGCGTGGGCTGCGGACTACCTCATGCGGCATGGGGAAATTCGCCGGGTGTTAATCGTATGCCCGGTGTCTATCATGGACACTGCATGGCGGTCTGACTTGTTCAAAACGGTTATGCACCGCACGGTGGCTATTGCCACAGGCTCCCGCGACAGGCGCATCAAGATCATTGACGGGGACTACGAGTTTGTCATCATCAACTTTGATGGTGTGAAGGTTGTCCGCGCCGAGTTGGAAGCCGCTAAGTTTGACCTTGTTATCGTGGATGAGGCATCGGCCATCAAGTCTACTGGCACGGACCGCTGGAAAGCGCTAAACACGCTTGTCTCTCCCGCTACGCGGCTTTGGCTTATGACGGGCACGCCCGCATCGCAGTCACCTGTAGATGCCTATGGTCTTGCCAAGCTCGTGAACCCCGGGTCAGTGCCTCGCTTTGCGGGGGCGTTCCGCGACATGGTGATGTACAAAGTCACGCAGTTCAAATGGGCTGCAAAACGTACGGCTCAGGATACGGTCTACCGCGTGCTGCAACCCGCTATCCGGTTTACCAAAGAGGAGTGCTTAGACTTGCCCGACATGCTGTACACCACTCGGGATGTACCGCTGACCAAACAACAAAAACACTACTATGACGTAATCAAAAAGTCGATGATTGCACAGGCCGCAGGCGCGGAGATTACGGCGGTCAACGCCGCAGGGTTACTCAACAAGCTACTCCAAGTGAGCGCGGGGTGTGCGTACACAACAGACCGGGATGTCGTTGAGTTCGATGTCAGCAATCGGGTTAACGAACTCCTTGACGTAATCGACCAGACCGCGCACAAGGTCATTGTGTTTGTTCCCTTCAGGCACGCTCTGGAGATGCTGGAGCAGCAGTTAGCCAAGGCTAGTGTGTCGTTCCGGTCAATCCACGGCGGTACACCCGCTTCGCAACGCTCTGAGTCCATCAAACAGTTCCAGACGGAGGACGATCCAAAAGTTATCCTACTGATTCCGCAAGCCGCTGCACATGGGATTACCCTTACCCGGGCAGACACCGTAGTGTGGTGGGGCCCTGTGCCGTCCGCAGAACTGTACATCCAAGGCAACTCTCGCGCTCACCGTGCGGGGCAGACCAACAAAGTCACCGTCGTGCGACTGCAAGGGAGCCCGGTGGAAGCCCGCATATACGCCCTGCTCGACGGGAAGATCGACTTACATCAAGGGCTGGTAGACCTTTATAAACAAGAAATAGCTTGACTCTGGTAATTGACTGTGTATAATAAAGACTCCAACCAACCAAGGAAACAAACATGACTGAAAAAATAATCGACGCCGACAAGCTCGTCAGGGTTTACATCAAAATGCGCGACGCTAAAGCGCATATGGTGGCGGAACATGACGCTAAAGTGCTTGAGCTTGAAGAGAAGATGGCGCTTGTCGAACATGAGCTTTTGGATATTTGCAAGACAACCGGGCAAGACGGCGGCAAGACTGCACACGGCTCGTTCACGCGCACCGTTAAGACCCGCTACTGGACGACCGACTGGGACTCCATGTATCGCTTCATCAAAGACCATGATGCCGTTGAACTGCTGGAGCGCCGTGTAGCCCAACTCAACATGAAGACATTCCTGCAAGAGAACCCCGGGCTGCTGCCTGAAGGTCTTAACGTAGATTCCAAATATTCCATCACCGTAAGGAGAGCCACGAAGTAAACCCCGTCCCGTACCCTCATCCCATCTAACCGTTAGAAACTTACCCACTTATATGTCCGAACTCACACTTTTTAAATCTGGTGCTACGCTCCCCGACTACCTGCGCTCGGAGCCTGATGAAATGACCAAACGCCTTGCTGGCGGCTCCGCTGGCAAGTCTATCTCTACGGAAGGCGGCGTGTTCCGCATGATCGTAGGCGGCGACGAAATTGCCAAGAACGAAGACCGCGCCATGAACATGGTGTTTGTCAACGCTGCGGCTGATGTGGCCCGTGCTTACTACGAAGGCCAATACGTGAAGGGCGAAGCCTCTAGCCCTCTCTGCGCTTCTGGCAACGGCAAGGTTCCAGACCCAGCCAGTGTGGCCCCGCAAAGCGCGTCGTGTGCTACCTGCCCCCAGAACATCGCTGGGTCCGGTCAAGTTGGCGAATCCCGGGCGTGCCGCTTCAACCAGCGGTTTGCTGTGGTGTTGGAGAACGACCTCAGCGGTAACGTGTACCGGTTGCAGTTACCGGCTACATCGCTCTTTGGCAAAGCCGAAGGGGACAAGATGCCCATGCAAGCCTATGCGCGTTTTCTGTCGGGCCACGGTGTCCCGCTGTCCGGTATCGTTACTGAAGCCCGGTTCGATACGTCGGCCTCTGTGGCAGTCTTGAAGTTCCGTGCAGTGCGCCCGTTGACTCGTGATGAGCTTGCTGCCGCACGGGCGCAGGGTGCGTCGGATGACGCGAAGCAAGCCATCGAGTTCAAGCTGGCCCCTCCGAAAGAGCAGTCAGTCCCCGCACTCCCCGCTGCATTCGCAAAGCCCGTCGCAGAGGAAGCTCCCGCCGAAGCTGCCCCGCCGATCAAGCGTACCGCCAAGAAGCCTGACCCTGTAGTGGCCCCAACCAAGGATGTTGCCGCAGTGTTAGACGAGTGGGGCTCAGACGATGAGTGATGCCCGGGGCTATTCATACGCCCTAGTGAAAGCCATCGAGGCCGCAGACCCTAAGTTGTTGGGGGTGCGGCTAGGCCGAGTATGCGTTGCAAAAGGTGTACCTGTATCTACAGTTGCCACTCGGTGTAACGTGACGCGGCAAACCGTGTATTGGTGGTTCACTGGGGTCTTTAAGCCGAAGCCCAGCTTTACCGACATGCTCACAGAAATACTCGAAGAGTACGAGAAAGACCGGGTATAGTCTCGGTCCGGGGCTTGGGGGAATTGATCCCTCCCCGACAAAGCGGAACACGGGCCGCTGCCCCACCTTATTCCCCGTAATTTCCGCCCGTGAGGACTCGTGAATTACTCCTTCTATACAGCCGTCCTTCCTCCAAACGGTCCCTATTGCGCGGTTGGTATCTCCCCCGGCAAGATAGTTCCAAGTTTCCACACTACCCTTGCGGACCTTATCGCCCACGGCGATATCCTATACCAGCAAGGACTCGATGCGTACTTTGCAGTAGCAAGCTACGTTGACCCGGCGCTAGGCCGTAAGGCTGAGAACGCTAAAGAATTTAAGTCCTTCTTTGTGGACATTGACTGCGGTGCGGGTAAACCCTACGCAGACCAAGCGGCAGGTGCTGCTGCCTTACGTGTGTTCCTGCAAGCTACCAAGCTACCAGAGCCGTTCGTTGTCAACTCAGGGCGCGGGTTACACGCATACTGGCCGTTCCACGAGGTGCTGAATCTCACAACATGGCGACCACTGGCCCGCAGGTTCAAGCAGCTTTGCGGAGAACACCGCCTTCAGATTGACCCGTCGGTAACCGCTGATGCGGCTCGTATCCTGCGCATGGTGGACACGGGTAACTTTAAGCAAGACCCGCCCTTGCCCGTGCAGGTAATGACGGATGGCGTTGTGTCTGACCTTGCGGTTCTTATTAGCCTGCTGCCTGTCTCGATGGAGATGGACTTTAGCGTAGCCCGCGAGTACGGCACAGACGACATGACCCGGGCGCTGGCGGGGGGCGACTTCCCACCCACGGAGTTCTCCCGTATCGTCCGCAAGAGTCTCAAGGGTAAGGGGTGTGCGCAGATCGCCAACGCCGTGCAGAACGCGGCTACCTTGGAAGAGCCCTTGTGGCGGGCTGCTCTGTCTATTGCATGGCGCTGTACCGACGCCGAGACTTCCATCCACACGCTGTCACGGGCGCACCCTGACTACACTTTTGAGAACACGTTGCAGAAGGCTGAAGCAACAGCCGGTCCGTTCACTTGCGATTGGTACAGAGCCAATTACAGCGCTCTTTGCACAGGCTGTACCCAACGTTGCACTAGCCCTATTGCTATCGGGCGCAAGATGGAGGAGGCGCAGATCGTCGGGGATGCGTACGTAGTTGAGCAGCAACTAGAGGCCGACAACTCAGTGGCTGCGGTTCCCCAGACCGTGCAGGTATCTATCCCGGCTTACCCGTTTCCGTATTTTCGTGGCATCCACGGCGGGGTGTACCTCAAAGCGAAAGACGCGGATGGCGACCCCATTGAGCTTGAAATCTACAAGCACGACCTGTACTTGACATCGCGGTTCTACGACGTTAACGAGCAGGGGGAAGGTGACGGCGAGATGGTTGGGGTTAACTTGCACACTCCGCACGACGGCATTCGGCGCATCGTGGCCCCCGTAGCTACGTTGCTCACAAAAGAAAAGATGCGGGACTCGCTCCTGCGGCACGGCGTAATCGCAATCAACAAAGACTTGGACCTCATCATGGCGTACTTCGCATCTTCTATCCGTAACTTGCAAAAAATGTTTGCCTCTGACCGCACGCGCAGTCAGATGGGCTGGACCCCAGACAACTCGGGGTTTGTTGTTGGCGAGCTTGAGTACACAGCGCACGGTGCGCGGCTCGCCCCGGCCTCAAGCAGCACGAAGCTCATGGCCCCCATGATGGTGCCGAAAGGCAACCTGACCGAATGGTCGAAGATGGTCAACTTTTATGACCGTGCTGGGATGGAAGCCCACGCGCTCGCCGTGTTCTTTGGCTTCGGGGCTCCGCTCCTGCGGTTGATTGGGGGCGTGGAAGTACGTGGTGCAGCAATAAACCTGATGTCCAACAAGTCAGGCACAGGGAAGACTACCGCACAGATGGTGGTGAACTCGATCTTCGGGCACCCTAGCGAATTGCTTATGAAGAAGTCTGACACCACCATGTCCAAGGTACAGTGGATGGGGATGCTCAACAGCATAGCGGCGACGATGGATGAGGTAACAAATCTGGATGACGATGAGTTGTCCGAGATGATTTATGACATCCCGCAAGGGCGGGGCAAGCACCGTATGGAAGCCAGCAGTAACAAGCTGCGGGCAAACGTAGTGTCATGGGCTACCTTTGTAATCATGTCTAGCAACTCATCGCTGTACGACAAACTGCGCCGACTTAAGAGTACATCCGACGGGGAGCTACGCCGCCTCATTGAGCTACGCATCACCCGCCCGGTGGAGGTTACGAAGCAGGAATCTGATGCGGTGTTTGGCGCTCTTGCTAGTAACTACGGTGTTGCAGGCCCGGTGTTCATGCAGTACGTACTAAAGAACCTGCCCGAAGTGGAAGCCTTGGCGAGGAAGATTCAACGAAAGCTAGACCGTGATTTAGCTTTGGATCAGTCAGACCGGTTCTACTCTATCGTGCTGGCCTGTGCCTTTGCAGCAGGCACCATTGCGGCTCGGCTTGGCCTGCATAGCATTAACGTGCAGCGGGTCTATCAGTACGCACTAGGCACCATTGGGGACATCCGCCGCAACGTGGTGCAACCTGCGGCAGACACGGAGCTTGCTGCACAGGAAACCCTGACTACGTACATCAACGAGAACATGAACAACGCGCTGGTCATCAACGGCCTCAAGCTCAATGGGATTCCACATGCTCCGATCAAGATGCCCCACGGCCCGCTTCGTATTCGGTACGAGCCTGATACCCGGGAGCTATGGATACCGGCCTCGGCGCTGCGCGATGTCTTTGTGTCTCGGCAAGTGGACTTCCAACTGGCGATCAAGGAGCTTACCAGCAGGAGTATTTTGAAGCACAACGGGGCAGCGGTGACGAAGCGGATTGGGGCTGGTGCGGTAGGCAGCTTTGAGTCTATGGGGGTCCGCTGTTACTGCATCGACGGTGCCGTAGTAGGCGTAGATAACGACGCATTCACAGCCAATGGCACGCCGAGTACCTGACGAGATACGGCACCTCAACATCTACGGAGTGCCATACTTTATTCAGTGGGAGCGCCTTATGCCGGGGCACTCGTTCTTCCTCAAAACCACCGCAAGCGCCACCGAGGTAGCCAAGCGTTTGCGCAAAGCCGAGAAGTATTTTCTTATGACGCTACGCGCCCACAACCGTTGTGAATTTGGGTTCTACGGCGTGCGGGTGTGGCGCATAGCTTAGATTGGGACAAGGTAGGGCTTGGACTTAGCGTACTCCGTTTTGGCTTCTCGCAGCCACTTTACCATCTCAGTTTCGTACTGCTTGATTTCTTTCAAAGCGGCTTCCCGTTCCTCAGTAGGCATCTCTTTAGCCCCGTCTGGGCTGTTTAAGAACGTGCGGTACGCCCGGGTGCGTTCAAGCTGCTCCAGCGTCGAGTTGATAGCGGACTCAAACACTAGCTCGTCCCGATGAGTTTCCGCGTATTTCTCCGCCCGATCCATATCGGTTTTTGCAAGCTGGTTAAGCGTGTTGTTTGCCTTGCCCAGCTTCTCGCGCTCTTCGTAGAACTCCGTCATCAAGCGCGTGCCCACCGGGTCGTACAGGTAGGTACTTAGCAGCGCCCATTTATGCAGGGGGCGGTCTACTCGTGTGGGGTTTAGCAAACTGTCAGTCATAGCCGTCAGCAACGCTGCCGTTGATCCAAAGTACCCACGCAGCGCGTTGTCAATCATGATGGGGGAGATTTCGACTTTTATCTCGTCGCGGCTGAAGTTTGCAATGGCTTTGGCAAGCTCCGAAGTCTGATCCGTAACCCGCATACTGCGGTCCATCATTTGCTGGTGAAAGCCTTCTAACGGACGTCCCGTAAGAAACGACTTATTAGCCCACGCTTCCAGAACAGGTTTGATTGCTTGTGGCACTGGCACGGCACGGCCCAGATACTGCTCGAACATGTAAGTCAGGGTAGTCCGCACCGCCTCGAACGCTTCCTGCTCCTCTGGGGTGCCTTGCCGACGCATGTACTCAACAACACGCTCCGGAATTACCTTGAAGATGGCACCCAACTCGCCCGGAACCGGGAGCTTGTACCCACCCGGCAAAATCCAGTTGCTGTCCCGAGTTCGCAAGTCCATATTCTTATAGTCTTCATCCTCGTCATCTTTGCCAAGCGCATAGAGCGAACTTAGCATTGTCACAATAGCCGCACGCCCCCAGAACATTTGGCGAGCCTGTGCGCGGCCCACGGAAGAACTAGAGTCCTTGCCAGAAGCAGCCCGGTACAGCACATCCATACCTTGAATGTACGCGTTGAAGAACGGAATCGTGGTCACCATTGCACCGACGAACTCACTAGCCCCACGCCTGCGGAAGTTAATGAACTCTCGTGCCCGGGTTTGCGCCAACAGCTTGTCGCCGCCCTCTTTCAAGGTCTGGTCATAGATGGCCTTGCGAACCGCCAAGTCAGACGCCCGAGTAATACCATCTAGCCGGTGCATGATGGCTTCAAACCTACTGCGCTTAACGATCCCCATGTCTTGCAGCAGCGAGACAGCGGGCTTACCCGATTGAAAGTCATACTCGCCTGTGAGCCCAAGCGCACCAAACTCTCGCACCGTGGGGTGCTGGATACCGCGTAGCTCTGCAAGGGCCAGCTTGGGGAAGTTGGTTAGCGTCATGCGTAGCAGCGCCCCGGGGTTCTTCACGCCGGATGTCATGATAGCCCGCTGTACGTCGTCGGTTACCTGCTTCAACGCGAACGGTGGCAGGGCGGTGATGGTTTTGCGAAGCACATTTGAGAACGCGCCCATTTGCAGCAGCCAATTCATCTTGGGCGGGTTCAGGTCTTTAAACGCCATCACATCGTACTTGGACGGCAGGCTCCAGTAGTTCATAACCCCGTTGACGTACATCTCAACAACGTTTGGTTCGTTCTGGTCGGATAGCCCAAGGAACTTAGCCGCAGTAACTTTCTCCAGCCCCCGCAAGGTCTGCACCGTGCCGTCCGTCTTGATGACTTGCCCAACCATCCAGCCCATCGTGTCGATGTAGCTGTTGAACACGTTGCCTACGGCGAGGCGTGTGGTGCCCTTGAGTTCTGGCAACTTACCAAGCTGCGCCAGCCCCTTGCCGCTGACGCGCTTGACCTTGCTAAACTTCTCCAGTACAGCGGGCTTTAGACGGTCAAACGGCACGTAGCCAATCACATCTTTCCAATCCTGCCCTTGGTCGGGAGTAAGCCGCCCCACGGCAACTAAGTGGTCTACCAAGGCATTGCGCGACTCGTCCATCAGCTTGTTCATCTCTTTCAGCGCCGGGTCTGCACGGTAGTCCGCTAGCAACGCGTTGATCTGCTGGTCTATGGAGAGCGATGAGGACTCGTCAATCTTGTGCAATGTGAACGTGGCACCCTGCGTGTTGTTAGCAGTCCGCAGCCCGTCAAGGCGCACAGCTTCCAGAATCCGGCTGGCTTTCTGCGTAGCTTCCTCGCGGGTCCAACCATTTGCTTTGCCCCAGTCGTCGATCAGCTTGTACACCTCCGCAGGGGGCCGCACGCCCTTTGCGGTGCTAACTTCCCACAGCCCTGTAGCTGGGTTCTTGACGAGCGAGCCTTGCTGGAAGAACTCCAGCAACATCTTGGTGTAGTCTTGCGCTTGCCGGTACAAGCCCATTGGGTTGAGGTTTCCCAGTGCATCTTTTACCGCACCGTCGAACTGCGCGGTCAACCTAGACTCAATCGTTGCGCCAATGTCAGCTAATTGCGTGCGGACCTTTGTGACGTAGCTAACCCCCGGGTCGGCCTTGGCAATATTTATCATGCGCTTGAGCGCACCTACTTCCACCGGGTCTACGGCACCAGAACCTGCAATGAGGGCTTCTGATGTGGGGGATAGCGAGAACTGCCTTCCGGTTACCTTCATCGCATCTTTAAGGTCAGCTTCGGTCAAGGAAGTTAGCTCCCCGCCAATACGCAGAATCTCGCTAAGGGCAGTGTCCGCCTTTGGGGTCAAGCCCAGCATATCGCGGACCAGCGTAACAAACTTGTCCCATGCGTTTGTGCCTTTGTACGGCACAGTTTCCATGTAGGCTTGCGTGTCCCGGTCAGTGAGCGTCCATGCAAGAACTTCATCGACATTGCGCCGGTAATTTGTAAGGAGCGTTTGCTCAATCTTAGAAAGCGTTTTCCCCGCAGCTTGTTTGGCTTCAATATGCGCAGTCACTGCGTTGCCCACATCGTATAGTGCAGTAACCGCTTTGCTAACTCTGGTCCCCTGCGCCCGTTGCAAGTTTCCAACTCGCGTTGCGCCAACGGTTGCTGCATGAATTAGCTCATGCAGAATCGTAGTGTCCGACGTACCCGACTGCGCTCCGTTGTCAGGATGGTTCAGCATGATGCTGACAGTAGAGGCTTTTGCCCCCACGCGGTTATACGAATAGTGGGTTGCCCCCCGTGCGCCGCTTGTCATGCGGTTGCCCGGGTCCGTAACGGTGATGTTTCCAATTTGCAGACCGACGTTCTTGAGTATCTGCAAGGTATCGGCAACGCGTTGCGCAATCAAACGGAAGTCTGGGCTGGTAAAGTTTGCAGCCCCCCACTGGGCTACTTCTAGCAAGTTTCTGCCGTTGATTGCATCAACAGTTTCTAGCTCCGTGCGTGGGCCGGTAGGCTTGGCGGCTTCCGCAGGCTTAACGGTTTTTGGAGCGCGTGGCTTCTTAGGCTCGGTTGGCTTTGCAGCTTCCTGTGCTGGGGGTGTGGTGCTGATCGTGGACGGTGCGGCAGGTTTAGCGGGCTTTTGTGTTACGGCGGCAACGGCTTTGGTTTCCTCGCTAGTAGGCGCTAACTGGGCTCCAATAGACGGGCCAGATACATCAAAGGGGCTTGCAGGTTTAGCAGGCTTGGGTGGCGGCGGTGCTTCGTCCTCAACAACATCTGTAGCCCCGGGCTTAACAAGTTGCCCAAACATACCTCCGGCTGGGGCAGGGGGCTTAGCTACTGTTGAGCTTGCGGGCTTAGCCACTACCGGGGCAGCGGGCGCTACCGTTCGACCAAGAACACCAGCAGCAAGCCGAAGATTACCTGCTGTATCCTCTGCGGTTTCGTTTAACTTGGGGTCTTGGAGCGCAGCCAACGCGGTAACTGCCGCACGTTTCTTAGCAAGCGCAGTGCCTGCGGTATTAATCAAGGCTTGTAATTCGGAAACCGCAGTCTCGGCTGTCAGTGCTGGGGCTGGCTGTCCCGCAGGTCCAACTCCCGGTGCAGCAGGTTGTTTAGGAGGAACCAGTCCACGGCTGACAGGTGGTGTAACTCCTCTGGGGGTTCCGGTGGCTCCGGGTGCAACTGTGTCGGCTCCGGTAGGTTGTACAGGAACTCCCACGCTTGGCTCACTTCCTCGGGGCTCAGATCGTGGCTGAACTGGAGGAACGGCGGGAGTCGGGGCGGACGATGGGACACTTGGGGCCTCCTTGGGCGTAGCTTGGGCAATGATCTCTCTAACCGCTTTGGCAACGCCGGGTACACGAGTCAGGATGGTAGGGTCAGCCTCAACCATAGCCCGCACTTCATCAGGCGTCTTACCTTCTACGTTGTCAACTAACCACTGGCGGTTAACCTTTGACATAGTGCCAAACTGCTTCACTTCCGTTGCCGTAATTGCGCCGGGTTTAGCCGGGGCGGGTGGTGCCGGGGGTGTTACGGGTGCTACCGCTGCGGGTGCCGGTGGGGGGGTCGGTGCGGCTGCTGGCGGCGCGGTTGTTGGCTGGCCCGCTGGGCTGCGTCGTAACGGTAGGCGTTGCTGCCCCGCAGCCTCAAGCTCTGATGTAGTGGGTGCTAGGCCCGCATCCCGCATAACCTCGCTGGTCGCAGGCAATTCAGCCCCAATAACGTCCGCAAGACCTTCAGGTTGTGCCGCCTTCGGCAGTACGGGGTTCCCAAAAAGATCAGTCTCGGGCGGCAAGGGGCCTTCAGGGATTGCACCACGTATCTCCATCTGGGTAGGGGTTTTCCCTGCAAGCCCGGGAAACTTCTCGGCCCCCTCTTTGTCCGCTGTTACCGCTGCACGTTGACCCTCAACCTCCGCAACCCCACGCCGCTGCAACTCAGCACGAATGGCTTTAAGCTGGCCCATCTCCTCTGGGGTCGCATCCTTGGTATCAGCCAGCGCCGAGATACGAGCAACTTCTTTGGCAAGCTCTGGGTACGGGCGCTCCGCAAGCGGCGTCGGAGGTACGGGGATCGGTTCTTGCGCCGGGGGCTCTTGCACGGGAGGCTGGGTTGTAGTGGCTGCGCCCTTTGCGCGTCGGCCCAGTGCCATATCGGTAAGCCCTTGGATTAACGCACCAGTAGCGCCACCGTAGGCCGCAGCTTCGCCAGTACCCTCAATGATGGCCTGCTCGGGTTTGTAGATACCTTTGGCAATCAGGTTCTGGGCGGCTTGTGCGGCGGCCTCCTGCGCTGCCTCTGCACCCCCTGTTGCAAAAGCGCGACGGATTTGGCTAGTAATCCCGTCAGTTAGGGGTTTGCCAAGGTTCTTGATGAACGAGAACACGGGTAGCATTTCAGTAGCGCCAACCACGGCACCAAACGCTGTTGCAGTCCCGCGATCCCCAGTCTCTGCCTTGCCCTCTTCCGCACGAACCCGAGCTTCCCCGGCCCCAGCGCCAACACCCAGCGCAGTTGCGCCAACCCTACCCGCTATGCCTAGCGGCCCCGCAACAAAGAACGGTCCGGTTGAGCCAACGGCTTCGCCTAGTTTGCGCGGAATTCCCTCTTCGTACCCCGGAGCCGCAGTGAACGGCGATTTAGCCGCAGTGGCAACACTCTTAATTTTTTCCCGGGCGGATTTCTCCATGTCCTCTGGCAGCAGCGCAGAGGCACCGGTAGCGGCACTCTCCAGCAAACCTACCGCCCCAGCCGGGATACCTTTTAGAAACTCTTTGGCCTGCC